AGTCGACCGAATTGGCATCAAGCGTCAGGTCCGTCAGCTCGATCTCATCCTTGAGGAAGGTGCCCCGGTACGCGAACATTGCGTCACCGGCCGCGCCGAACTGCTGAACGATTGACTCGCCCATCGTCGAGCCGTGCCAGGTCACAAAGGGGGATGGGTGGACGGTGCGTACTCGGTAGGTGACCTGAGGCGGCGGAACGTGCACCGTGCCGTAACCGAGCCCTGCAACCTCATCGTTGGCCAGCTGGAATGCAGCGGTGTCGTCCGTTACGCCATCCCCAACCGCACCGTAATCGGTGACGCTCAGCTGCACCTCGCGCATCTTCGTCACCCACGGGCGGGCGATGCCGCCAGGTGCTGGGAAGTTGTCGAAGTCGACCTCTTGCGCGGTGCTGACGCCGACGTGCCGCCATATCTGCGTCATGACGGTCGCGCCAACAGGGGCAGTTGCGACGATCTGGAAAGCCCAACCGTGAGCGGAGCAGTTTGCAGGGCGCAAAGGGGAGCGAGTATGGGTACATGGGGACCTGGGAACTTCGAGAACGATACCACCGCAGAGCATTTGATGGACTTATGCCGGCCGCTGCTGACTGAGATCGAGGAGGCGATGGAACAGCCCTCCTGCCTTGAGCCCGACGAGAAGGACGCGGACATCGTGATGGCCAATCTCGAAATCATTGCCTGCTTATCCGAGCACTTGGGTCGACATGAACACAGTGAGCTCGGAAAATTTCTGTACCCCTGCGCGCTCCCGCCGCCGGAAGGTGGCTAATTGGAAGCAAGCATATCTAGCGGTCTGGGACGGCTACATTGACGAGCTTCACGCCGACCCGGACTACAAGAAGGAACGCCGTGAAATCATTGTCGGAACCTTCGACCGTGTGGAACGGTTGGCCCGTGCAGCGGGTTCCGCACCCCGTAGTACGTCCATATCTGCGTTATGCGGGTGCTCGGCTGCTCTTGCGGTTGGATTGTGCCCGCCAGCGTGTTGCTGTCGTTGTACTCAAACGCTGTAGTGGGGATCGGCCGCAGCACCTGCAGGCGGATAAGCTGAGCGATGTCATCGGGCCACATCATGAGCCCGGCTTGCTCGATCAGCTCGCTTATAAGCTTGTTGACGCCCGTAGGGTCCGGGATCAGGCGCGAATAGAGCTGTGGCAGGTAGGTGGCGCACTCAAGATTCCAATCGGCGAGCGGAATATAGTTCGCGTCTACACCGGCATAATCAATGAGAAGCTGGTTGATGATCGTCGCCACCGTGCTCGCCGGGATGTTCAGGCAGAGCTGGAAGCGGTCGCCGGCCGTATGGTCCGTTGGTGTCGTCCCGAACCGGCCGCGATCCAGCGTCAGCACGTCGCCGACGCGTTCGAACGCCACGATCTCCTGGCCGCCGATGTTGCCGAACCCGGCCGGCGGATACTCGGCGTCACCTATGCCCTCGGGCGCCAGCGTCACCGAAACCGCCGCGGCGTCGATGTTGCTCCCCAGGACGCCGTTGCTGATGCGCGGCGCCTGCGCCCTATCGTTGTCAGCGAGTTTGAGCGGGTCTTGGGCGACGATTGTAAAGCTGCGGTCCCGGCTCGGGCCGCTGAAGCTTTCCAGCACGCAGTGGCGACGTTCCATCTCGGCGAGCGACAGGCCGAGCGTGCCGTGCACCAGGCTCAGGGCTTGCCCGCGCCGAAAGAGCCCACGAGCTCGGAATTTCGCCCAATGCGAGCCGATGCCGACTCCCTCGCCGAAATCCGATCCGGGATGGTCCTGCATAGTGACGGTAAGCTGTGAACGCTTCCCGAGATCTGAGCCAAGCGAGATGCCGCCGGGATTGAGTGCGACGGACACCAGGTCCGGCGTGGCAGGGATGTCCCGGATCGGCACGTAGTTTGCCGCCATCGTGTGCCGGTGCGTTTCCACCGTGCTGCCGAACAGGCTGCGAAAACGGAAGTAACCGCAGCGAGCCTCGACCGTCGGGCCGGGGGAACCGGGCACGACCAAACCAACCCAACCCGACCCCTCAAACGCCGTCGTGTCGTCAAAAGACACCAGGAATTCGGCGGGCTCATCGCTAATCGCCCCGCGCCAGACCTTGGCGCGCAGGGTGACGCCGCCCGAAATGTTGGCGGTATCGAACCGCATCCACACATCTTCGTTCTGAGCTACGGCAAACTCGACCTCAGCGAGCAGATCACCGACGCCAGACGAGAACTCCCACAGCCTTACATGCGTACCGTTGGCGTCGCAGGCGTAGCCCGTGAGCGTCGGTGATGGACCCTGCAGCCCGCGCAAAACGATGCCGCCGGCTATGCTGCCAACCGGCGCGGCCGTGGTGTAACGCAAGAGCGCCACGGCCGAAACATCCCGGATCGTCGGGCTGCCCGGTGGCGGGTAGAACCACCGCAGCATCGACGGCAACCCGACCGCCGTGCGTGACACGCTGATGCCACGCCCGGCCGGAAAGGACGCCTGCAGGACACCTTGCGCCGCCACATTGGTGACGCCTGCCTGCAGTGCCCAATTGCGCACCGGCTTGGCGTTCTGCACGTCCTCAAAGCGGGTGACCCGGTACAGGTCCAAGTCCATTTCCATGAACGTCAGGGCTTGGGCCTCGCTCACGACACGATCCCCTGAACGTTCAGGCTAAATTGCATCATGCCGTTGGCGAGCTGGTTAGACACGTCCATGTCGCCCGCCGGCCAGCAATAGGCGACCTCGGCCGGATAGTCGCTCATCACCCCTTGCTTGCGCCATGGCTCGACCTCGGCGCGGTAGAATTCGGACTCAACGTTGTTTTGCTGGATCGCGCCCTCATTCCAGGCGCTCAATATGGTTGCGCCGAGGTAGTGGCCCCGATCGCTGCGACTAACGACGTTATCAACACGCTCGGCGAACGGCATGGGCTTGTGGCCGACGTAGATCCGGCGCTGCAGCACCAGCAACGGCCCGACATAGACCACGGCCGCGAGCGGGCGCACCGTCGTTGGGTGCAGCTTGATGCGCACCCCGACCAGCGATTGCGGGGCAAAGCGCATCAGCAACGGCGTGTCATCCGCCGGCATGAATTCGCCGACCAGCGGAAACCAGAGCGGGGTGCCGAGCCCGTCAACCGCGGTGTAGCCTTCCAGGCGCACGGTGATGTGGCCCGAGCCGAAGTTGTGGCCGGCAACGCCGACATAGTCGATCGGATCCACCGCGCCGTGGGTCACGGTGACGTACTGTACCGCGAGCGACACGCTGCGCCAAAGCTGGTGCGTCATGGCGTTGGCAAGGTTGAGCCCCGGGCTCGCGGGATCTTCGCTGTCGGCGCCGATGTTTCCGACCGTGACCAGGTTGCGCCAGCCAATCAGCGGGTTGTTGGCGTTCGGAGCGTCCCCGACCGCCTGCGGCAGCGTCAGCACCAGATTGTCGCTGATGACGACAGGCACGGCGCGCCCTCATATCGGTAGGTTGCGGGTGCTGATCAGCGTCGCGCCGTTCTGCACTTCGGTGTTGATGGCGCGGATCAGATCCTCGACCTGGCGCCCCGAGAACAGCGCCGCAGGGTCAAGCCCCTGGATGAATAGGGCGCGCCCGGTGCTGCGGATCTGCGTAACCTGAGCCAAGCCCATCGCAGCCACAGCCGCAGCCTGCGCCCAATTGAGCGGAAAGGGCAGCTTCATGGCCTCGGTAACACCCGCCGCAGTGTTGATCAGCGCCGTGGCGATGGCCGCGCCTTTCTGTTTCGGCCACAGCGCCGTGATGGCCTGCCCCCAGGCGCGAGCGACGCCGACAATCTGCTGTTCGTATTGCGTGGCGAGTTGCTGGCGAACGCGCGCAATCTGGATCTCGCGCTGCGCACCGGACTGTTGCACCGCGCTGATGCGTTCGACCGCGCCGGCCACGATATCGGCATGCGTCTGCCAAGAGGCGTTCAAGTCCTGCAGCATGGTGCGTTGGCCTTGCGCGGCGGCAAGCCACTGCTCGACGGCGAATTGCGCCTTGGCCACCGCATCGGGATCCAGGGCGGGCGCTTGCGGCAGCTCGGGCGTGACGGTAGTCACCCAGCCACCGAAGGGCTCGCGAATGTTCGCCAGCGTCCGCAATTGCGCGACAAGCGCTCTAACTCGCTCCTCGGTTCTCGATATCGCCTCAAGAAGTGGCCCAGACTGACGTACATATTGATCCTGAGTAATACGGTTGGCTTCCCGTCGTTCCTGCAACTGGCGAAGCATACCGATTAATTCTTGAAGGGCCGCCTGTTCCCTTCTGGCCGCCTCTTCCAAGCGATTGAATTCGGGATCCGCTCGGCGCATTGCGTCCACGCCCTCGCGCACGCGTGCGCTTAGCCGCGCGAGGGTATCGAGAGCCGTGGTCACGGGGCCAGCAACGAGGCTGGTGAATTGTTGCGCGAACCTTTCCCACGCAAGCTGCATCTGACCGATTGCTGCTTGGTATTCGCGCGCTCGCTGTGCGTCCTCGGGCGAAAGTGTCCCAGCCACAGCCCGGCGCAGTTGTTCCAAGCCGGCTAAGCCGCGATTGAGCAGGAATCAGCCGCGGCCCCGCTTCCTCACCGAACAGCGCGGCGGCGATCGCGGCCTTATTCGAGCCGTCAGCGAAGCCCGAAAATCTTTCCGCCAGCGCTGGCAGCAAATCGTCAAGCTGGCGAATGTTGCCTTGCGCGTCGCGGACGTCGATGCCGAGCGCCCGCAACGCCTGGCTGCCGCGCGACGCCGGCTGCGCCAACGCCTCGGTCATGCGCGGGCCGAACTGTGACAGCGCCTGCGACAGGGTCTCGAACTGGATCCCGGTCTGCAGCGCAATGCCGCGCAGCTCGGATAGGCGCTCGATCGAGATGCCCGTGGACTGGCTGCGATGGTCAAGGGCCGTCGTGTTGGCCATTGCCGTCTGGAACGCGTTCAGCCCCGCAGTCGCGATGCCGATCGCCGTGACGGCCGACAGGATAGACCGAGCCATGGACGTGAACGACGCGACGGACGTACGCGCCGTGTCCTGCACGCCCTCTGCACGCCCTGCAGCGACTGGCCAACGCGCTTGGCTGCCGCCTCAAGATCCTTGGTGTCGCCGCTGATGGTAATCGTCAGCTTGCCGACGTTGACTCCTTCAGCCATGGCCACCCCGCTGCTTTGCGCGCCAGCGCCAGAACTCGCCCACCGTCTGGAAGCCCGCGGCCTCGGCCTCGGCCTTATAGTCGGCCGCTCGCTCGCGTGCGGCCTCGGCTTCAACCTCGGAATTGGGCGACTCTTTCTGCCGCGCCTCGATCAGCCACCAGACCTCGTCTGGGCTCATGCGCCAGAATTCGGCCCTGGTTACCGCGCGATCCCGTCCCACCAACGCCTGGTAGGCCGCCTGCACCAGTCTGACGCCCCCGCCCGTCAGTGCATCGCGGTCGGGGCGCTCGCGTTTCCCTCGGTGTCCTCGCCCCCGCCCTCGGCCGCCGCTGCATCTGCCTTGGCACGCACCTTGGGCGGCAGCATCATGAGCATCAGCTTGAATGCGGCGCTTGAGATTGCGTCGCGCTCCTCACCGAACAGCGCCTCATACACATCGTCGGCGCTTATGCTCCGCACCCCGGCAATTTTCAGGGCCGACGCGAATGCCCGCGATAGCTTGGCCATTCTCGGACGCTCGCTATCCAGCTCGGCCAGCGTGATGTGGTCCTCAATAGCCGCGATAGCTTCCAGGACCCGCTTGGGCGGAATGGTGTAGGTCTTGCCCTTCCACTCGAGCTCGATCGCCTCGAAAACCGCCATTGTCGCCTCCTTACGGCACCACAGCTTGTGCGTTGTGGACCTTGAGCGCGATCTGACTCGCGCTGATGCCGACGCCGAGCACGGTGACCTCATGCCCCGACGCCAGGTCTGCGGCCGGCGCTATGCCGCCAGCGGCAGCCGCCTGCACATAGATGGCGCCGACCACCACCACAGCGCCGATGGTGATCGGCCCCTCGTATTGAACGGCGACAGGCTGATTGATCGAGCCGCCATTGAGCGCAACGCCACGCGTCCTGCGCAGCGCAGCGGTGGCGTGATTGGCCGAGGCCGGCACAAAGTTACCCGTCACCGGATCCTTGACGACGCCCTGCCCTGCAGTGACCACCGTCCCGAGCGTGCCAACTTCGATCTTGGCACCAGCGCCGCGCACGACGTTGGCCGCGGTCACCACCAAGTTAGCCATGTGCCCCTCCTAGGGTTCCAGGACGATCACAGTCCGGGCGTTTCGGTGACGTGCCCGCTCGACAGCAGCTCAGCCTGCCATTTGATGCTGTCGGCCGTCGGCATCGTCTCGTTGTAGGATTGCAGGTAGGCCGTGCCGGCTATGGTCCGGCCGCTCGGGTAGGTGAGCACGAACGGCTTTTTGCGGATGCCGCTTGCGAAGTCGGCCGCCAATTTCTCGGCCTTAAGCACGCCCTGCAGCGAAATGTTGTACTCGACCACTGTCGGCCTATCGAGCACCACGCGCTCGCCGTCGTTTTCGTCCGACGTAGTGTCGATCGCGGTGGCGATGCGATTGACGGCCTTTTCGGTGACGCCGAGATCTCCTGCCCGTCCCACGTCAGGGATACGTCCCTGCCGACTTCACCATCATTAGCCATCGTGGCCTCCTCAAGCGCTCGGACTAGCGAGCGGCACCCTGAAATTGCATGTCAGCACGTGGCGCTTGTTCTCATCCTGCCCAACCGACAGGATGTCACTTGTGGGCATGAATGCGACAAACCGCGTACTGTTCAGCACCACGGCGCGCACGCGCATCAGGTGACTGACGATATCGTCCAGCTTGTTCCAGGCTTCCTCATAATTCGCGGCACGCACGCGCACCTGAAACGTTGGGCGCCGGTCCATCTGGTCAGTCTCGGGCGTCTCGCCGCCGGTATCGTAGACGGTGATGCACGTGTCCGGTTCGGCGGGCTCGAACGCGGCATTGATCGACCAGCCGGCCTTAGACGCGTAGGCGCCGAACCCTTGGGATTCCAGGTAGCGGGCGATGCTGACGGCCGGGCTGCGCATCAGTTGCCCTTGCGCACGAACCGGCCGACGATCAAGGCGGCCTCAGCCTGGACGCTGCGCAGCGCCGTTTCGAGAAACTTGGCCTCGCCAGATGGCCCCCAATAAATCCCCGTGCCTCTCTTGCCCTCGCCCTTGCGCTTGGGCCGCGGCTTGCCTCGCAGCTTCATTCCCACCGATTCGTGGACAGGTAGCGCATAGGCCGACGTGTATCCGACCTCGACGGCCTTTGGGTTGTGCTGTGCCTTGCGGGCATAGCCGCTGCCGACCAAATTGCCGATCTCGCGCGGCACTTTGCGGTTTGACCTGCCGAGCACGACATTGCCGAGCGCGAGCAGCCCGCCTACCGTGCGGCCCTCGGCCTTGGCCACCTCGGCGTTGATGTTCTTCAACACCTGTTCCATGCCGGTGAGCTTGGCCGTCATAGCGTCACCTTGTGCAGCACCTCGGCACCGTCCAGCGACGGCGAGGCGTTGACGTTGCGGATCTCATGCGCGCCCGCGTCGCGTGGATCGCTTGCCGACGTGGCGTCGCCGCGGGCCAGGTGGCCCTGCAGGGTCAACTCTCGATCAGCGTACACAACGGCCTGCGCTACGAACTCGGCGCCCTGTGCGTCCCTGGCGAGCGTCTGGACATCCTGCCATCGGCAGGCGATCAGGACCGGGATGACGCCCGAGAAATCGTGCCCACCCGTGCCGTCGGGCACACCTGGTGCCCAGTAGGTGGCCGCGTCCGGCATCGACTCCGTGTAGGCCGCCGGCATCACAGCACCTTAAAGGTGGCCCGCCGCATCCCGAGCTGCGCCAGGCATCCGCTTGGATCGAGCGCGATGGCTTGTTGCCCGTACCGGCTGCCGGCAAGCTGCGCGCCCATCGCGGCGCTGGCGTATGATTCGCTGGCGTCACCGAGCGCCTTTTGCGTCAGGGCGCCGGCCTTGCCGGACTGCTGTGCGACCAGGTGCGCGGCGATCCACTTCACAATGGCTGCCTGGCGCGTCGCATCGTAGGTGGCGACAACGGGACAGCCCTCGGCGATCAGCACAGCGTCGCCGATCAGCGCCGTCAGCTGCGGGTCGGCGAGCGCCGTGGCAATGACGACGCGCACGTCATCAGGTGTTGGAACCGCCAGCGGCAAGGTGCGCCTCGATGATGGCGACGGCCTGCGCCGCCGCGATGTCGTCCTTGGGCTGGCCGCTGATCTTGGCCGCAAGGCCGCGCTGCCGCGACTCGCTCAGCTCGCGCCAATCCTCGGGGACCTTGGCCTTGGGATCGGGCTCGCCGCCCTTGTCGCCCTCGCTGTCGTGCGCCTTGGGATCGGCGCCGGCCTTGGGCTCGGTCTTGCCCTCGGGCTGCTTGACCTCGGCTGGGCTGGCCAGTTCGAGATCCAGGTGATCCTTCAGCGCCGCAGCGCCCTCGGGCGTGAGCTTGATGGTGCTGCGAATACCGAGGATCTGTACCCCGGTAACACGATCGAGGCGCGGAGCACCATAGGTGACCTGCTGTGCCGGGCCGCCGTGCTTCTCGATAGGGACGTGCCGGCCGCCCTCGAACTTCGTACGCGGCCCCTTCACGGGCTCGCCGTTCGGCCACTCCCAGCGCATGAGCTGTGCACCAGGGCGCCTGATGTTGTAGAGCCGTATAGACATTCAGTGATCCTCGGGGTTCGATTGGCGCGGGCGGTGCCCCTACATCGCACCGCCCGCCTTACGCACACTCGCGCCGCTCAGGCTATTCAGGGTATTACGGGATCTCCCACAGATGGACGATGCCGCAGCGTCCGTCATAGTCGGACTTCATGCGGGGGCCGCCCACCGTCATCACCTTGTACTGAGGCTGCAGGCCGCCCTTGACGTCCCACTGCAGCGTGGTGATGCCCTGGCCCTCGGCCCAGTCCGCCGTCTCGCGATCGAGCTGGACCAGCAGCACGTTGTGGTTGGTCAGCCGGTCCAGCACCGTGATGCGCGAAAGGCCGGACAGCTGCATGATGCGCTCGCGGATCGTCCGATCATCGGACGTGCCGGGCGCATAGTCATCATCCAGGCGGGTTTCGTACTCGCCAGGGATGTACAGCACAAACGGGCCGTGCCGGTTGTCAGCGCGAGCCGCGGCAAGCATGGCCTGCACATCGCCGACAATCTCGGAGCCGGTCTTGCCCACGGCCGTCCACTGCTCGCTATCGACCGAGTTGCGGCTGGGAAACGTGGTGTAGCCGTGGATGACCGCGGTGCCGATCTTGACCGCGGACCCGTACAGCACCAGGTCCTCATTGGTCTCGGCCACGATGCGCGCCGCAATCCGCGCCTGCGCGGTATCGAGCGCGATGCCGAGGCGCCGGGCGGCCTCCAGTCGCCGCCAGTTCAGGCGGAAGTCCTTGTGGGTCACCGGGATCGTGGTGGCCTGCGTATCGAAGTTGACCGTGTCCTCCTCGCCCGCCGTCGAGCCGTCCATGTTGACGTCGGCCTTGGTCATGTCGGACTGGCGATCCCACTCGGACGTGGTAACGCCGACCGACCCGAGCGGGTACACCGGCAGGTCTGCGCGAGCCTGGATGCGCTCGGTGAACACCTCGATCACGGCGCGGTCGATATCGCGCCAGGCATCCACCGGCAGCGCGGCTGGCGCGTTGATGGCGAGCTTCTGGCCGTTCACGACCACATAGGATCGGCCATCCTTGCCGAGAAAGGGGCGCAGCATACGCATGTCGCCGTTGGCAGCGGCCAGCACCTCGGCGAGGCTGTGAACGCGGACCGCGCTCAGGGCATCGATGTGACGCATTTCCGTCTCCTTCGTACCGGCGCGCCGCCGGAATTCGTCGATTGGCTCGCTTGGCCTGCCTTAGAGCACGCGAACCTTAATTCGCATGTTGTTGCCGCTGGCATTGTTGACCGCTTCCAGCGCCACCGCGATCGGCCACGCTGCGGCTGCTGCGGCGGTGCCGGTGCCATGCGTGCTCAGACGCAATGCCCCGGTGCCGTTGGATTCCAGCTTCGCACCGATCGCCACGTTGTTGCCGGTGGCGACGAAGGCGTAGACCACGTCGCCCTTGCGGCACACGTAGTAGGGCACACGATCGTTTGCCGGATACGCCGCGTCGATGCTGCCGCCCGCCCACTCCTGTTCGCGAGCGAATGCCGCCTCGGCGACATCGGCCGCAACGTTGTGCCGCTGCACTCTGCCGTCGTTCGCCAGCATGACCAGCTCACCGGGGATGACCGGACCGGCTGCCCCTGCCTCGAACTGGATCGGCGTGCCCTTCAGCAGGTTCTTCTTGGGCGTGTCGTTGCTTGCCATGTGTCAGTCCCCTGTGCCCGTGCTCGGGCGATGTCCCTTGCTGGTACCCCTGGCGGCGACCGTTAGGCCGCCTTGCCGGCGACCTTCTCCCGCTTGGCGTTGAGCGCCTTATTGATCGCGGCGTCGCCGTTGAACTCGGACATGCCCTTGATGTCCTCATCGTCGGCGTTGGCGTTCGTGACCGGCGCAGCGATCCCGCCGTAGATGGCGGGCGGCAGCAAGCCGTTGGCGACCGTCTCCAGCGTCGCGAAGTCCATCGCCTCGGCGGCTTCCTTCTTGATGGCCGAGTTCGCGACCACGCGGGCGACCAGGTTGGCCCTGCGATCGGCACGAGCCTGTTTGGCCTCGGCGAGCGCGGCCTTGTCCTCATCGGACAGCGCGTTGACCTTGAGCGCGGCATCCACAGCCGCCTTGACGGCTGCATCCAGGTCCGCCTGGTGCTCTTGGTCGCTCTGGTGCCAGGACATTCTGCTGCCGGAGTCGCGAATTCGATCCCCGGCGCGGGCGGACCATCTAGTCGTGCTTGTGCTTCGATCGCTGAGAAACGGACGTTCGAGGGGACAGGCGCCGCCCAATCTTGCCATCGAGGAACCGCTGCTGGCACACTGGCCTAGGGCTATGCCTGGTTAGTATCCCAGGCCGTGTCGTGCTTGAAGAAGGGCACTCTGTACCACTCCTGACACAGGGTGCCGCTGCAATTACGTCGGTACGTCGATTGCTCCTCAACGCCAACGCGGATGAGGCGCTTCTCCTCCGCCCGGGTGCCAAGACTTTCTTGCGTTGTGCATTCATGTACCGACCGCTGCAATCCACCGCATTGCCCCGGGTATAATGCCTGCGGTGCGGTACACACGTGCGACGCTATCGACATCCTGAAAACCCCAGCCGGAGGTCTGTGGTGGATGCGGTTCTCCTGCTCCGGGCAGCCGGCACTAGGAGATGGCGGTGCTTCAGGCCGCGAGCAGCCTTTCGATGCGGATCGGCAGCTCCCTGATGCGCTTGCCGGTCGCATGAAACACGGCATTGCCGATGGCCGCAGAAACGCCCACCGCGCCGAGCTCGCCGATGCCGCGCGCTCCGATCGCGCTGGCGTGTGGATCGTGATCCTCCACGAACGCCACCTCCAGGTCGGGGATGTCGGCGTGTACCGGCAGCATCACGCCGGCCAGGTTCTTGGAGAGATAGCAGCCGTAGGCCGGCTCCACGGCGCTCTCCTCCAGCAGGGCCTGGCCGTACCCCCAGATCATGCCGCCGGTCATCTGGCTGGCGGCCGTCTTGGGATTGACGATGCGGCCGGCGTTGTAAACGCCCACGCAGCGGCGCAACCGCACCAGGCCGAGATCCCGATCGACCGTGACCTCGGCAAATATGGCCCCGAAGGTACGCATGGCGTATGGCGTCGCATGGCCGGCGATATCGAAGGGCGCGCCCGGCGACCAGCTTCCCTCGGCGGCGATCTCCCCGGCGCCGGCGCGACGCAGGATTTCGCCGTATGAGTCGAAACGGTTGCCGTCACGGGCGATCGCAAGCCCGGCATCACGGGCAACGAGGCCGTCCGTGCCTACGCCGTGCAGCGGCGACTCGACTTGACCACGGGCGAGATCGATCAGTTTCTGGCGCAGATTAGTGGCGGCTGCATGCACGGCGGACCCCACGCCCATGGTAGCTGCAGATCCGGCAGTCGGGCCTGCGTTGGGCAGATCGGTGCTGCCGAGACGCATTTCGATCAGTGCCGGATCGATGCCGAGGACGTCACCGGCGATCTGCGGGAAGATGGTGTAGGTCCCTGTGCCGATCTCATGGATGGCGGCCTCCACGGCAACGTGTCCGTTCACGCTCATGCGCAGTCGCGCCGATGCCGGGAAGCGGAATGTAGACATGATGGCGCTCGCCATGCCCCAGCCAACGGCCAGCCGCCCGTCGCGCAGCGAGCCAGGTTGCATGGGACGCTTGGACCAGCCGAACCGCCGGGCGCCCTCCAGGTAGCACTCCCGGAGCTTGCGTGTGGAGTAGGGCTTGCCGCTCGACGGATCGAGCGGCGTGTCGTTCCGGAGGCGAAGCTCCAAGGGGTCGAGGCCGAGGGCGTAGGCCAGCTCGTCCATGACCGTCTCGAGGGCGAACATGCCGGGGCCCTCATGGGGTGCACGCATGGCCGTCGGCGTGCCCACGTTGGCCGGCTCGACCCTGGCGGTGAGCTTCAAGTTGGGCGTGGCATAGAGTCCGCGGGTGCCGGCAACTCCGTATTCCACATAGTCGTCCATCACCGACGTGACGTTCTCCGTCTCGTGCTCGATCGCGGTCAGCCTGCCGTCGCGTTTGGCGCCGACCCGCACCCGGTTCCGCATGGCGGGCTGGAAGCCGCATTGGCTGTACATCTGCGCACGCGAGAGGACGAGCTTGACGGGCCGGCGCAGCTCGCGCGCCGCTGCTGCGGCGATCACCTGGTGCGGCCACACGTAGCCCTTGCAGCCGAAAGCGCCGCCGGTGAAGGGGCAACGGACCCGGATGTTGTCTGTCTCCACGCCGAACAGCGCCGCGAGGACGTTTTGCACGGCGTGGCCCCATTGCGTGGCGGTGTGCACGGTAAGGATATCGCCGTCCCATTCGGCAATGGTAGCGGACGGCTCCATGGGGTTGTGATGGCGGATGGGCAGCGTGTAGGTGCCGGTTATCACCACGTCGGCTTCGGCCAGGCCTGCCTCCACATCACCGACGGCTTCCTCGATCCGCTCGAAGGCATAGTTCATCTTCTGCGGCGGCCGCGCCCCGCCTGATCCGAAGACCTTGGCCGGCTCGCGCTGATAGGCCACCTTCACCAGCGTTGCTGCATGCTCGGCCTGCTCCAGCGTCTCGGCGATAACCACGGCCACCGGCTGGCCGTCGTAGAGCACGCGTTCATCCTGCAGCGGCAGATACGACTGCCCGAACGGCGGCACCGGCACGCGGGCGACGTCCAGGCGCGGAAAGGTCAAAGGAGTGAGCACCTTGAGGGCACCCGGGGCACGTTCCGCGGAGCCGGTGTCGATGGACGCGATTCGGCCGTGGGCCACGGTGGCCACCACCAGCACCGCATGCACCAACCCGCGTGGGCGGAACTCGGCTGCATACATGGCCGCCCCCGTGACCTTGGCGCGACCGTCGAGGCGGCTCTGTGGTCTGCCGATGTGTGCGCTCATTGGGCCTCTCCTGCCCGCAAAACCGCATGCACAGTGGCTCGGCGG